GTAGCTGGCAGTCCTAAAGCTGCAGATGCATGCTGCAGAGAAGAATCAATTAAAATACGTTTATCGGTATGAGCTAGCATACTAAAAAGAGCTTTTTTACCGATAATTGAATCAAAGCGATGAACATTATTAAGACGTGGGTGAAATTCGTAGCAGACATGTATTATATTAAACTTGTCGTATAATGCATCTACGATTTGCTGCGCCTGGGTTGGATGCATATCTCTTGACCAAGAATATGGGTGCTGTTGATGGTCCGGTCCAGGTCCACCAAAGGGTTGAAACAATAGCATAGGCTTCTGACCGTCATTAAACTGCGCCACATAAGCACTACCTTCTTCTACTTCTCTTATATTAAAGTCTAGCTTTGGAACTGCTCCTTTATATTCAACACCAACCATGTCACACCAAGTTTCTATTAGATGTTTCTTTTTAGTAATGTGTGACGTTTGCTTGTAAGGGCATTGCATAAACACCTCTACACCCTTTTTATCTTTAATTACATCTTGATAAAAATATGGTGTATTTCCTATTCTATAAAATCTTGCAATATCTGTGTTTCGTGTCCAGACATCAGGCCAAGCAGAAACAACAATAATATTTCGCTTCGGAAATTTCTTTTTATAGGTCTCTACAACAGCAGTAGCTGCTACGTTCTTACCAATACCACCTTCAATGTGAAAAACAGTTGTCGCCATACGTTATATATAGACGGAAATATTTAAATTACAACTAACTAAGGAGATATCATTAGTGTGCAACCGCTCCTCCATATGACTCCAGACACTCCAGGGTCACTTGTTGGTAGAGCACCAGCACTAAGGTATAAGCATTTAGCGTGAAGAATATCGTCGCCAACAGAAACGATATCACTTCCTACAACAGCAGCGCCGTTATGTGTGACGCGGTTGTTCTTACCACCGGCAATAAAGCCATAACATGCATTGTTCACCACGTTATTTAAACCCCCGGTAACAACTCCTTGAGGTGCAGCCGTACCGCATATGTGGTTACAGCAACCACCGCCAACAAATCCATACGTGTTGTTAGCTCCATTAATGCAGTTCATCTTACCGCCAACTACGGCGCTAAAACAAGTATCAGTGCCAACACAATTACCACACCCGTTTCCAATAAAGTTATTACCACAGCCAGATGTACAGTTGTATTGACCACCTACAACAGTATCTTGTACACCACCACTACAGTTAGCAGTTCCTCCACCAACAAATGAATGTGACCCAACTGCTTGGTTTCTTTCCCCTCCAACGACACTAGTGTTACAGTGTTGCGCGCAGTTTGAAAGGCCACCGCCAATAAAACTCAGAATTGCGGTGCAATGAACAATGTTGTTTACACCACCAACAATTGAGCTACTAGTTCGACCAGATCCAATGCAGTTATTACCACCACCACCGACAAAAGAACTAAGAGCGTACACCTGATTACAAGAACCACCCGCGACAACAGAATTTTGTGTCTCAGCGCAGTTCATGCACCCACCACCAACAAATGAATTTTCTCCACAAGATAGGTTGTATTCACCACCTACAATCGCGCTACCGGTACCACATGAGCAGTTCGCAAAACCACCCACAATTAACGCGCTAAGACCTGTCGCAATATTATTATGACCACCACCTATAAATGTTGCTTGATTTGTTGTTTTATTACAGAGCCCCCCGGCAATTGTAGCATAACACCCACCTGCAACATTGCAACGACCGCCACCTAAAGTAGCACCCGCTTGGATCGCGCAACCACTGAGACCACCTCCGACAGTTGTATATTCACCGAAGGCACTTAATAAACCGCCCCCAGCAACAGTAGAGCAATCGCCGAGAGCAGCATTAGTCGATCCACCACCAACTGTTGAGTAGTTAGCGCAAGATAAGTTTTTACGGCCGCCGCCAACTGTAGGAGCACAACACGCCTCCGACCTATTATCATAACCACCGGCAACAGTACCATAATTTCCGTCTACAAAATTACCGCAACCGCCTCCAATAGTAACGCAACCGCATGTAGTTTCATTATCGTTACCGCCTCCAATAACAGAGTAAGACCCACCAATAGTATGCCCGGTTCCGCCACCCACAGATCCAAGAGTAGGAGTGCAGAATTCTATTTCAGTTCCAACAATTAAGTTGTTACCACCACTTATGGATTCTGTTACAACAAGATCAGATGAAACTGTCTGTAAAAAAGTGAAAAAGTTATTTTTTCCAGCTGCAGCTAACACGGGCATGCCCGAACCATCATTTGCCCCAGAAAGGTATGTTAAAACAGATGTTAAGGCTGCTTGTGAAGTGCCACCGGAATCAACTAGAGCCACTACCTCATCACCTTGAAACGGTGGCCCTGGTCCAACAGGAAGCTGAGAAATTTTAATTGCCATACTTATATTTATTTACTTCGGCGCTTTTAGCCTGCAACAAAAAGCAATTACTACGGCTAACACACCAGATAAAAGCAAATGTTTCTTGAACCCGTCGACCGATGTACAGAGCCCGTCAAAATCGACTGCTTTACTGCCTCCGTTTTGAATAGCGTCTAACGACAGTTTCATTTCTTCAGCACAAGTATACCCTCTAATAACAAAAGCTAAAATGATAGCCGATAAGATATATACTAGATATCTAGGTTTCATTTTTTAAGTACCTTTTCAGGATTGTCTGCGAATTTTTTACCTAGTTTGACGATACCCGCTATTACTTCCGGTGAGATTACACCAATAATACCATAGGTAACGGCTTTGTATAGAGATGATATTTCAGTTTGCTCTAGTATAAACCACGCGATTCCGGCGGACAATCCTGCTGTTAATATTTTCTTAAGTTGTTGCCACCACGTGTAATTATTTTCTCCGGATAGTAGACGAGCAAGCATAGCGCCAGCCCCTATTAAAGGCACAACCCAACCTCCTTGGAGGAACTCTTTCAGTAAGGATTTTTCCGGCTCCATGTTTATATATTTATAGAAAAACTTAGGTGGTTCCAAGGATATGTACATTTATTATTGATTTTATAATAATGTGTATATAATATTAAATAGTGAAGATAAAATTCGACGAATCATCGCACACCTACACGCATAAAGATACAGGTGAGAAGTTTATATCTGTAACAACTCTACTCGGTAAATATAAACAACCATTTGATAGAGACGGCCATTCAAAGAGAGTAGCAGACAGGGAAGGCGTTTCACAAGAACTAGTTTTAGAAATGTGGGAGCAGGAAAAAAACAGAGCATGCTCGCGTGGTACTAATATTCATAAAATTCTAGAAGATTACATCAGCTACGGTGAAGTAGAAGATAACTACGGGTGGTTATGTAAGTCATATGATAAAGCTGCAGAGCGCTCAATTGACTCTTTTAAGAACGTTCTTTGTGAAAATCTTCTTTATGATGAAGAGTTTAAGGTAGCAGGTACAGCTGATTTAATTTATGAACATAAAAATGAATTTACTATCGGGGATTTTAAGACCAATAAAAGATTTAGATTTAGCTCACCATATTCAGAACGCTTAAAAGATCCTGTAAGCCATCTTCATAACTGCGAATTTAATTTATATGGGTTACAGTTATCCTTATACGCTTATCTCTACGAGAGAATGACAAGTAAAAGATGTAGGAAGTGTGTAATATACTATCTCAAGGATGATAGATTTTTATCTTATCACGTCAATTATATGAAAGCAGAAGTAGAATCTATATTAGCTAGTATAAATAAATAGCAGTATGAAACGATCGGCTGTTCTTAAAAAATTCGATAAGGAAATAGAAAATTTGTGGGATGTTGTATATAAGATTAAGGATGTATTAGAGGGTACAGATGACTATGAGTTATCTGAGTTAGGAGGAAAATTTTTAGATCAAATAGCAGAAGGTTTAGAGGAAGGAGACATTACTGTCGAAAATATTAGAGAACAGATAACTGGTTGATTTTACAGAATACACCTTATAATATATAAGGCATGCGTATTGAGACAGAGCTAAAATACGACTTTGATGATGTATTAATTCGTCCTAAGCGATCAACTTTAACATCTCGCAAAGAAGTTGATCTTAATAGAATATACAAATTTAAATATGGTGGAACATATTTTGGCATACCTATTATGGGTGCTAATATGGATGGAGTAGGAACCATAGATGTTTCTAGAGAGTTAAGTGACATGGGACTGTTTACTTGTTTGAGAAAATCAATAGGAGAAAAATATCTTATTCGTGAACTTAAAGCTAATGATGGAGATAATATAGCTGTTACTATAGGAAGGAGTGAAAAAGACTTAAAAAAGCTTACTAGGATTAAAAAAGAACTTTCCCCTTGTTACAAAATAAAATATGTTTGCGTAGATGTAGCGAATGGATATAGTCAAAGCTTTGTTGATTTTATTAAACAAGTAAGAGAATCAATACCTCGTACTAATATTATAGCTGGCAACGTAGTTACAGGGGAAATGGTAGAAGAGTTGCTTCTAGCAGGTGCCGATATTATTAAAGTGGGTATAGGGTCTGGAAGCGTATGCACTACGAGAATTAAAACTGGCGTGGGTTATCCTCAGTTTAGTTGTATTGCTGAATGTGCAGATGCTGCTCACGGTCTTAATGGTCATATTATAGCTGATGGTGGTTGTACTTCTCCAGGCGACGTTGCTAAGGCTTTTGGAGCCGGCGCTGATTTTGTAATGCTTGGTTCAATGTTAGCAGGGTGTAAGGAAGGCGGGGGTAAAATAGTAGAGATTGACGGTGATAAATATGTTGAGTTTTATGGAATGAGTAGCAAGGTTGCTAACGAAAAACACAATGGCGGATTAAAAGATTATAGAACGTCAGAAGGACGAAGAGTGCTACTGCCTTACAGAGGTTCAATTAAAGATGTTGTACAAGATATTTTAGGAGGTATTAGAAGTACATGTACGTATGTAGGAGCTAATCAATTAAAACATCTTAGTAAATGCGCTACGTTTATAAGGTGCACAAACACACATAGTAAAATATATGAACCAAATACGTTAGAGATTTAAAATGAGTAAAAAAATTGTAATATTAGGAAATGGGTATGTAGGAAAGAATCTATACGATAGATTGCTCTTTCCTGGACCAGGTAAAAAAAGCTACGATGTTAAAATCGAAAAGAGAAAGCTGTTAAACTACAATGACGTTAAGTCTCTTGAAGCATATCTAGATAGAGAAAAGCCTGATTATGTTATTAACTGCTCGGGGTTTACTGGAAGACCTAATGTCGATGAAGGTGAACTTAAACAGGAGCTTTGTTTTGAACTTAATACATTTGGACCGTTAAGGGTAAGTAATCTATGCAAAATTAAGAACATCAACTATATTCATATTTCGTCTGGTTGTATTTATACAGGTTATGATAAGCCTTGGGAAGAAGATGACGAACCTAATTTTGGTTTGTTTGATGAAGACTCTTCCACATACTCAAAGAGCAAGCATGCATTTGAGTTAGGGTGTGACTGGGGACTAATATTAAGAGTTAGAATGCCGTTCTGTGACATTCTTCATGATAGATCTTTTATTACAAAGATATACAAGTACGATAATCTAATCGATAGAGTCAACTCTAAGACATACATTCCTCAGCTTCTTGATTTTATTGAGCATTTTGTTAGCAACGATTATGAAGCAAAAGAGAAAGATATCTTAAATTTTGTTAATCCGGAAGCTCTTTCAACAGCAAGAGTGACACAGATGATGGAAAAGTTTGATGTAGTTAATCCTGATTGGGACTGGATACATTATTGCGATCTAGATACAGTAGCTCATAGATCTAACTGTGTAATGTCTACCGATAAATTGGAAGAGGAATATGGATTTAAAATGTGGGAAGAAGAAGTTGCACTCGAGTGCGCATTGACTAATATAATAAACATATGAGTAAAGAAATAGTAGGTTTTACTGCAGGCAATTTTGATTTGCTGCATCCAGGTTACATTAGATGCTTTAGAGAAGCAAAAAGGCATTGTGATAGATTTATTGTGTTTCTCCAAAAAGACCCTTCCCTGCATAGAAAGAGTAAGTACAAGCCGGTTATCTCTCTTTACAATAGATATGAAGCATTAATGGCAATAAAGTATATTGACGATGTATATACCTATCAAACAGAAGAAGAGCTTTACGCCTTAATTAAATTCTGGAAGCCTGATGTTCGTATTTTAGGAGAAGATTATATTGGTAAAGAATCATTTACAGGAGACGATTTACCTCCGCGAATAATTTACACAACGAGGTCGCATGGTTGGTCGACTACCAAATTAAAAGATCAAATTACTAGACAAACCATTAAACAAAATCCGGATATTGTAAAAGATAAAGGATGAGCACATATGTTGTAACAGGTGGTTGTGGCTTTATCGGGTCGTATGTAATTAAAGAGCTCCTTAAGAGTGAGGATAAGGATCTTTTTATTTACAACATCGATAAGATGGGCATTGGCTCTTCTAAAGAAAATATAGTAGAAGACAAGAGAGTAGAAAATCACTTCATGGATATTGCTAATGGTGATGCATGGAGGCTTCACATGTCTAATCCATTAGACTTTATACCGGAGAATGTTAATTATGTTATCCATTTAGCTGCTGAATCGCATGTAGACAGATCTATTGACAATCCTCTGGAGTTTGTTGATTCTAATTTAAAAGGCACAGCTAACGTATTAGAGTTGGTAAGAAAGCATAAAGCTAGAATGGTGCATGTATCAACAGATGAAGTGTACGGACACTTAGGAAAGGACGACCCTCCGTTTACTGAAGACAGTCCACTTGCTCCTAGGTCACCTTACTCAGCAACTAAAGCTGGTTCTGATCTTCTGGTACAATCTTATATTACAACGTTTGGTATTGATGCTTCAATCACTAGATGTTGCAACAACTATGGACCGAGACAAGGAGATGAAAAACTAATACCAACTGTTATTAGAGCTATTGTTCAAGGAGATAAAATACCTGTTTACGGGACAGGAGAAAATATTAGAGAATGGGTCCATGCTGAAGATCATGCTAAGGCTATTCTAGAAGTATTATATGATGACGTTCCTGCTCACATATACAACATTCCTGGTACCATAGAAATACCTAACATAAGAGTAATTAACGAAATTATTGATAAGATCGAATTTCATTACCCGGAGTATAAAAGAAAGCGAGAAGGAGCGCGTATAGAGTACATAGAGTTTGTAAAGGATAGAAAAGGTCATGATTTTAGATATGCGCTTTCCACCAACCACAGCTTACACGCTGTAAATTGTCAGCAAGGATTCTTTCTTGAGGATACAATTAAGTACTATGTTGAAAAGTATAGAGCTTAGAGCTTGTTAGGGTCGACATCAAAGAATTTTAAGAGCATCTCCTCCTCGGTCATTTCTTGCTCTACTACAGTTTCGTCCTCCGTCTCTTCAGCATCGCTGTAATACTTATAAATGTCATCCTCTTCCATACTGTAATCAAAAGTGGTAGAAGTTGCAACAGTTGTATCAAATTTAGCTCTTATATCGCCAATGATAATATGTTTAAGATGTTTAACCGTATTATCTTTTTCAGCTCTTTTTAAAAAATCTGTTATGTCTTCCTTTGTAAACTTACCCTTTAATGCCTCAAAAGGGTCGGGGTAAGCATTCCATATATGATGTACCAGATATTTTTGAGTAATCATAGCACAGTCTCTAATAACATAATATGCAGATTTGTTTTGTATCTCGACTCCAATATCTGGTTTCTTATGAGCTCTCTTAGCAGGTCCTAATAATTTTGCCTGCTTCTCAGTACTGTTTTGTAATATTTTTTCCTCTAACACGTTAATATTTAGTGGAAACTAAAAGGAACCCATATATAATAGTGGTATGAAGAGGCGAAGACCGCCAATAAAACCCTTTGAATACGGGAAATATATTATAGAATACCGCGAAGCGGATTCTGGACTTCTCCGTTTTCATAAGGAACGCATCGATAATTATGACGATGCAAAGAAAACTAGAGACAAACTCCTATCTGAAGGAGTTGACAACCCGGTCATTAAGAAAGTCGGATGATTAAATTATTTCCATCAAGACGAGTAAAGGCAGAAACAGGAATCGATTTTAAGCTACTAGAGAAGATCTGCACAGATGTGTTCGAGCAAGGGTTTGATAGAAAACTTAACATATATTGTAAGGTCTGGAAGAGTAAAGAAAAAGAGACATCAACTATGGAACGAACTAAAGGTCGATGTCATTTTACAATGAACTTAGATATTAATGGCAATAAGCGATATATTTTCGGGAGTATACTTCATGAGCTAAGACACGCTTTTCAGGAATATGTATTTGATTTCTGTACAGTCGCTAGATTTACATCATACAATGCTTATTATAAATCATTAGAAGAACGAGATGCGAGAAAACAAGAGAAGTTGACTACTGAGATTATTAAGATTTATGATAATTTTAAGAAAGCTGAACAAAAATTTAAAAGATTTAACTTAAAGGAACTAGGTTAAAATAAAAGGGTAGAACAAACCAACAACAACAAAACAATGGGATTCTTAACTGAAATCAACACACTAGAAGAAGTACCTCGCTTTGAGGTAAATAAAGTGCCGCTTAAAAATGACCGCGGTGAACACAACGGAGTATTCGCTCTTGAACGCTCTGATAACGGCGCACACCTTGGTA